GAAGGTAAAAAATATAAGTGCTGTCTCGGAAAAAACCGCTATCTTGCGGCCCATGAACTAGGAATTAAAGAAGTTCCCATTAAAATTATTACTAGCCAGACACCTAAAGACACTAGGGCAGCCATGAGTGATTACATTCCGACTGAAGTAGAAGGTTATCCTCCTCAGCAAAGGGCGTATGAAAGAAGAAAAAATGAACTTTAATTCTATCTTCCTTGGACAATCTGTTTTAAAATATCAAGTCCCTCTTGAAATTTTTGTAGGACTCAACGAGCTTTACGAAACTCAAAAGAAACATTTACCCAATGCCAATAAACAACTCGCAGGAAAGATTCCCGATGAGGTGTCTTTATTTTTTGCGGGACCTACCACTGAGAAAATGCATGCCCATAGTTATGTTTCAGAGGATATAATGAAATGGTTCTATTCTGTTTTTGATCATTATTTAAAATGGAATAAAACTCTAGAGTATCGAATAGATATCAATTCAATCTGGGTTAATGAAATGAAAGCAGGGGACTATAATCCTGTTCACATTCATCAAGGTAAACTCTTTACTGGTCTATCCTCTGTGATGATTCTTAAACTTCCTAAAGATATGGGACCTGAACGTACTCGTCCTGATAAACCTATGAATGGTCAACTTCAAATATTAGGAAATGTTGCAGGTCAATTTGCAACTACTGATTATTCTCCCAAAATGAAGATCGGAGACTTTTATGTTTTTCCTTACGATATGAGACATGTCGTTTATCCTTTTACCAATAAAAAAGAAAAACGAAGAACGCTGGTGTGTAATGCTGATGTTGATTATAATCCTGTGGCTTCAAGGACGGCTGGATGATTTTTGAACCACAGTGGAAATCGTTATTAGCTAATACGGTAGGGCCTATCTTTAACCCTCAACAATGTCAGGACGTTATCAACCTGGGTCATCAGCTAAAATCTGAAGAGGCTAAGGTGGGCTTGACCACTAACGAAGGTCGTTATGATACTAAAAAGAGAATCACTACCATTAGTTGGATTCCTTTTAAGGCACATCCTGATATGTACAAAAACATTGAACGAAGTATGCTTCAGGTTAACAATAATCACTTTGGTTATGAAGGCATGACTCTTACGGAATACGCACAATTTACCGAATACCCTAAAGGAGGATTTTATGACTGGCACATGGATGCGGATGTTAGTGGTATACATGAACCTCCCGTTCGAAAAATATCCATGACTATTTTGCTTTCTGATCCTTCCGAGTTTGTTGGTGGAGAGCTAGAATTTATGAGCGAAGGTAATAAACCTCCTCAACTTATACAAGGACAAGCAATTTATTTTTGTAGTCTCATTCGTCATCGTGTCGCTAAAGTCAAGAAAGGTATCCGACGCTCTCTAGTGATGTGGTTTGGAGGACCTCCGTTTAAATGATGAATAATGAAGGACTTATTATTAGATATGATGAGTTTATAGGTAGGGCTAAACGTCGAGATACATTAAATCAATTCAGAAGAAACCGTTCTCTAACCAAGAAATTTAGAGACACCATTATCTTGCGCTATCGAGACAAAGAGTTATTGGAACGAATTAACAGGACCTTTCCCTTTGTTTTTGATTTTACTAAGGTTGATAATATGGAAATTGTACACTGGCCCACTCATTCAAAAATGGTGCCACATAAGGATCCGGGGGATAGATTAAGCTTTATAATATATCTCAATGATGATTATGAGGGCGGTGAAACCATTGTAGATGGGTTAAAAATAAAGCCCAAAAAAGGAAGATTAATTATATTTAGTAATGGATTATATGAGCACAGCGTTAATGAAATTACTAAAGGGAATAGATACACACTAATTGCGTGGTACAAATAAAATGAACCGAGAAATTCTGTTCCCGACACCTATCTATATGAAAATGGTTAAGGATCCTAAAAAAATGAACAAATATTTATTCCCCCTGATCAAAGCCTGGAGTAAAAAAGATAAGACTGAAACAAAAACCAATGCCGGTGGCGGCTGGCATAGTCCTGTCGATATGAATTTTAAAAAAGAATATAAACCTTTGACCAAGGAGCTTTTTACCATGCAAGAAGAAATTTATAAAGACTACGGCATGGAACCTAAACCTGGTTTAGGGAATATGTGGGCTAATATTAATTATCCAGGGGCCTATAACAAGCAACACATACATCCTAACTCTCAATGGTCGGGTGTTTATTATGTAAAAGTTCCCAAAAACTCAGGCCGTTTATTTGTTGAAGATCCAAGACCAGGACCCAATATTATATTGCCTCGACGAGTAGAAGGGTTACCCAGAGCACTCTGGCGCGTAGTGATTTATCCTGCTATAGAAGGACAGATGATTATGTTTCCGGCATGGTTACAACATGGAGTAGAGATCAATGAATCCAAAGAAAAAGGAGAAAATGGCTGGCGAGTATCTGTCTCTTTTAATTTTATTCAGGTAAATAAAGATGGAAAAGTAGAATGATTCAAACTATTTATGCAGAAGTACCTAGAGAAAAGATTGAGCATTTAACCCGTGCTGAATTTATTAATGGAACTGAACAATCTTTTCATGATATCTTAAAAGCTTCCATGTCCAAGCATGGATTTAGAGATCCTATTTATTGCTGGTATAATAGTAAGAATTGGGGAGATAAAATAAAAGTTATTGTAGGCAATAATAGAATGGTGGTGGCCAAAGAATTAAATATTCCAATTGTTCCTGCTGTTATTACAAATTTTAAAGCGGATCAATTTCCTCTGGAAGGACGAATTCTTAAGACGGATGAAGAGATTAAAGCTTTATTTCATTTATCCAAGCATGAGAAACTTCATGTAAGGCGAGACAAGAATGGGGACGTTGATCAAGTGACACCTCCTCATTTTCCAACGGTACAACAACACTATGTTTAAAAAGAAAAAATACCAAGTCATTAGAGGAGCCCTCTCCAAGGAGATAGCAAACTTTATTTTTAATTATATGATGCTTCAACGAGACGCTGTGGATCTTATGGTAAAAAATAATAAAGTAAATCCAGCTAATCCTTTTATAGGAACACGCACAGAAAAACAGGTGCTTGGATGCTATTCTAAATATGCAGACTGGGTTATGGAAACATTGCTTCAATATATGCGTCCCATTATGAAAACAAAAACAGGAATGGATTTAGTTCCAACGTATTCGTTTACACGACTCTATGAAAAAGGAAATATTTTAAGAAGGCATAAAGATCGATCGAGTTGTGAGATCTCTACCACATTACATCTAGGAGGAAATGAATGGCCTATTTTTCTAGATCCTACTGGAGCCGATAATATTTTATCTGAAACAGAAACAGGGACCATCGTTAAACCTGGAGCTCCAAAAGGAATTCGAATTGATTTAAAGGTTGGAGACATGTTGATTTATTCAGGTTGTGAACTCGAGCACTGGAGGGAACCTTTTCAAGGAACCGTATGTTCTCAGGTCTTTCTGCATTACAATCATGCCAACGGTCCTTTTGCTCAAACAAATCTCTTTGATAAACGCCCTATGTTAGGCGTCCCTAAGTAGTTGATCTACACCACAATCTAGTATATTTGTAATAGAAACGGAATTTTCTATGTTACAAAAAGTAAGCTTTTTACCAGGATTCAATAAACAAGTTACCGCTACCGGAGCTGAGGCTCAATGGACAGGGGGAGACAATGTACGTTTTCGATACGGCACACCCGAAAAATTAGGTGGCTGGGACCAGTTAGGAGAAGATAAATTAACAGGTGTCGCTAGAGCCCTTCACCACTGGGATGATAATGCGGGTATTAAATACGCAGCGATCGGTACTAATAGAATTTTATACGTCTATTCAGGCGGAGAATATACGGATATTCATCCTCTTCGAACCACAATAACTGGTTGCGATTTTACCAGCACCGACACTGAGACTGCGGTCACAGTTACTTTTCCAAGTCCACATGGATTAGTGGATGACGACATTGTTAAATTTGATGCTGTCAGTGGAGTTACGGCAATTGGATCGACTTATACAGATGCTTCCTTTGAAGACATAAAATTTATGGTCACGTCCGCACCTACTGCTTTGACAATTACTATTACCATGGCATCGGCAGAAGCATCAACTCCTTTAAGTAATTCAGGATCAGCTTCCGCTTTGTGTTATGTAAGCGTAGGACCAGCTCAAGAAGTTGGAGGCTATGGTTGGGGCACAGGAAATTATTCTGGAGCTGCTTCAGGTCCCGCAACAACCACTTTAGGTGCTAACATTTCAGATACAAGTACGACATCAATTACTCTTGCCGACTCAACGGCTTTTCCTACTTCAGGAGAAATTAGAGTAGGGACAGAGGATATTTCTTTTACCGCTAATGATACGGACACAGGAATTGTAAGTGGAGGAGCAAGAGGAGTAAACGGAACCACAGCACAGTCCAGCTCTACCTCACCCTCTACTCATAGTTCCGGTGATGATGTAACCAATATTTCTGACTATGTAGCATGGGGAGAAGCGTCTTCCGCTGACTTTACCATTGAACCAGGACTTTGGGTTCTAGATAACTATGGAACAAAATTAATGGCTCTGGTTTATAATGGATCTTGTTATGAATGGGATGCAGCAGCTTCGAATCCAACAGAGAATCGAGCTACTGTTGTTAGTGGAGCACCTACAGCTTCAAGACACATGATAGTATCTCCTGTTGATCGTCACTTAATTTTTTTAGGAACCGAAACAACGATTGGTGATTCTACAACTCAAGACGATATGTTTATCAGGTGGTCTGATCAGGAAAGTACCAGCGACTATACACCTTCCGCAGTCAATACCGCGGGCACGCAAAGACTGGCCCAAGGTTCTAAAATCATGGGAGCTATTCGAGGTCGGGACACTATGTATATCTGGACAGATTCAGCCATCTTCTTGATGCGTTTTGTTGGTCAGCCTTTTACCTTTTCTTTTGAACACGCGGGAACCAACTGTGGACTCATAGGCAAGAACGCCTGCATGGAAGTCGACGGAACCGCTTTCTGGATGTCAGAAAATGGTTTCTTTCAATACTCAGGTCGTCTTGAATCGATGCCCTGCTTAGTCGAAGATTATGTTTTTGAAGATATTAATACTACTTCCAGAAATCTTATTAACGCAGGACTTAATAATTTATTTGGAGAAGTAAGCTGGTATTACTGTACTAATGGATCGAATGTGGTTGATCGTGTGGTCACTTATAATTACTTAGAATCTGTAATGTTAAAAAAACCAATCTGGTATACAGGTTCTCTACCGAGAACGGCCTGGGCAGACTCTTCTATTTTTGCAAAACCCCATGCTTGTTATTATACCACTTCTGATAATACTTCCTTTGATGTCATAGGTAATACCGATGGGATCACGATTTATTATGAACATGAAACAGGGACCGATCAGGTAGATGCTGGAGGAGTAATTACCGCTATCACTGCCAACGTTCTTTCAGGGGACTTTGATATTACTCAGAAACGAAGTGCTCAGGGACAAATGATAGGAGCCCCAGACCTTCGAGGGGATGGAGAGTATATTATGAAGATCAGAAGATTCTTACCGGACTTCATTAGTCAGGCTGGAGACACCCGAGTTACTTTATTCCTGCGGAACTATCCTAACGATACTGCTGCAAGTTCTTCATTAGGACCCTTTACAATCACAAGTTCCACTGGTAAGGTGGACACGCGCGCAAGAGCAAGAGCTATTGCGTTGAAAATAGAAAACACTTCCACTTCACAGAACTGGAAGCTTGGAACATTTAGACTGGACATACAACCAGACGGGAGAAGATAATTATGGCATGGCCTTTTGATAATCAAGGAGATACACAATCCGTACTACCCATAGATTATGGAGTACAAAAATTCGCTAATTA